GTCCACTCACCCTTGCCAAAGTCCACTAGCAAGCACATACTCATCCAGCCGATTGTGAACCAACTGATTTGTGTAAAGTGCAGGTCGTACCAATATAAAAACTTTTTCATTTCTTCATCCATTCTTTAATTTTGTCAACGGTTTCTTTTTCGATTCCAAGGAATCCGTGATGTGAAATACCCGAGCATTCATTACCTCCGATATCACCGCCATCCATCATGATAGTATCTGTACCTAGTGCCTTGGAGTGGGTAACAGCGCCTGGTCCGTTGGTCCATTTACAACTATCGCCAATGTGACCGACTACAATATTTTTACTCTTTAATCCAGTGCTGTCAAAACTGCCCACAGCTGAAGTATGTATAAACCCTGCAACTTCGCCATCTATGTGTGTTGCTAGATACATTGTGTCAGGTGTACTATAACTAGTACCAGCAACAAATATTTTAACTCCCGGATATCTACGTTGCAAATCATCAATTAATCCACGCATACGGTCAACGCTACTAAACCGATCTATAACTACTGTTACAGTTTCTTTGTCGGCAAACAGTATTCTTGATCGAATTAAAAAGTTACCTTTGGTATTAAAGAAGATTGTACCGTCTGCTTCTTTTTGTAATCCTATTGTGCCATTGCCACCGGGCATTAAAATAACAGCATACTTGGGTTTCGCACCTGGATATTCTGTTAGTAGATATGGAATTTTATCTCCATTGGCATAATGAGCAGTATCTACATACTGGTCTGGTGCATAGGTAGCAGACGAAAAGTCTGCAGGATTACTTGGGTTATGCTGTGCATACACCACGGAACTAACTAATAAGCAGGATAACACTAATAATTTATTCATTTACTTTTCTTAGTTTGCCGCAGGACGTCTACGTTCATAATCGGTACGTTGTAATTCTGACCAAACAAGATTCTTTTTAGCCAGGCGAGCTTGACGCCAATCCATAACAGTGGCTACTAACATAGCACCGAAGAATCCAATACCTATTCCAGTAGCAAGGAATAATCCAGCATACATTATCCACATATTATTTCTCCGGGTACGGTGCTTCTAAGAAACGAACATAACTATCAGCCATCTCTGACATCTTAATAAGATCATACTTGCCGCAGAACTTTAAGAAGTGTGCTCCTACCATAGGGCGATTTAACAGAACTGCTCCTTCGGCGATAGTAGTAGTAATCTTGGCTTTAATATCGTCCGGTTGTGCAGATAAGTCGACTAAGACCACATTGCGATTATAATCATCTAGAACCTTATGCTCTACTTCATTATGATCAGTCCAGCGTTGTAGCATTAGATTATTCCATGCAAAGCCCTTCTTATCTTTGTCGGCAAAGGCTTCTTCAAGACCAGTTTTAGTCTTAGTTCCTTTCCGACGTACTCCCGGGTAAGCCGAAAATACGTTGTCGGTGGGGTCTCCCCGCATACACTTTTCGAAAAGAATCCACTTAGGATCCGGAATGACCTTTGCTTCCTTAGTTTTTTTATCGATGACTGCTTTACCCTTTTTGTCGAAAATACCTTGAATAGTGTGGAGCTCATCTGCGATCCCGTTGTATTGATTTACGTTGTCTGCTAGTAGTTGATGGAAGTCACTATCGCTTGATACGATAGTGTGATGATCTGTTGGGTGACTCTGAATCCAACCTGCAATTAAGTCATCTGCTTCTAAATTTTCGTGTTGCAGTACTGTGCAGTTGGTCTTGTTGGCAAGATAGTCTTTAAGGTTATCAAATGATTCCCAAAAGAGTTTATCTTCCTCTTGTTCTGTTTCTGTAAGTGCCGCACGTGCCACAGCACGGTTAGCCTTGTATGGTGTATAAAAGTCTTTGCGCCAGCTACGTCCTTCTAAGAAGAAAATAACGTGATCTGCTTTTTGATCTCTCCAACTTTTACTAACACTACCTAGCGTAGTATGTATAGCAAAACCCAGTTTATCCCAGGTATCTGCTTGGCGGTGAGCGGCGTGTCTAGCACGGAAGAATGTGTTTGCGGTATCTACAAGTAAGTATCTCATTGAGTTATAATAGCATTTAATGATTAAGCTGTCAAGTTCTTTTCGACTATGCGTTGATATAAGAACTCTGCCCATGCACAATGGGCATCTACACCAAAATGGTAAGACGTTGGGTTAACTGTTTTAAATCCTTTTTGGATGCACCAATTGTAGTAGGTAAGATCTGGATTATATGGGTCAATATATGAATTGCCCCAGTCGAGCTCTTTATGTGGAATGCTGGATACAGTTATCTGTCCTGTACGTATAGGAGCAAAGTGGCTATAGGTATTAAAGAATACATGCGGAATGTTTAATTCATCCAATTCTTTATGGAAGTTATGTATACGTGTGTGCCATTCCAGCAAGCGTTTTTCTCGATATGGCTGGTCCTGCATAACGACCCATTCTTTATATTGCGTTTTCAATTCGTGAGGAACAGTATCTGTGCCACTTGCAGTTACTTGGTAATAGATTCCATTGTGAAGCCATTCTTCACGTTCCCAAGTTGACCATCCTATAACAACAAGATCTGGTTTAGAGTCGTTTGGAAAGTTTGCTAGATATTCCTGCGTGGTTCTTAGAATCCGGTCATTGCTTGCAGCACTTTCAGCAGCGCATTCTAGAACAGCATACAACATATTGGCCAGTTCGCAACCATAGCTAACACGTAGATTGTCTGGGTGAGGTTGTCGGCCCAGTGCCCAGTACAAGGGATCATCTTCTGCAAAAGCATGTGGGTTAACTGCTTCAGCACCTGCGCTATGGCTATCACCATTTACATATACAATCATACTGACCTATATTAACTTACCTCGGTGCGTCCATCACCGATATCTCTACGATTGATTTCTCTAGGACGATCATTAATTGGTTGATTGGCTTCCCATTGTTCAAAGTTTTCGGCTACCACGTTCTTACATACGTCTTGGAACCATAGGTCTACCATGTCACTATCTGTTTTGCCTTTGTATCCGGCACGTACCAAGTTTGTGATGAACTTTTCATTCCAGTCTAATTCAAACGCACCATTGCCGATATTATCTGGATCTAATTCCACTGCTACTACACTAACCCAAGGTTCTCCTTTGGCGTCAGCTGCTTGTCGCGGAGTCATTCCTGTAAAATCAATCTTCTTGGTTGTCTTGACTTTAGGTGTTGCAGTTGCTTTAGCCACTGGCTGTTTAACTGCAACTTTCTTAGTTACTGTTTTCTTTGCTACTGGCTTTTTAACTGCAACTTTCTTAGTTACTGTTTTCTTTGCTACTGGCTTTTTAGTTGCCATTTTCATTCTCCTGAATTTCTAACCATGTATTTTACTTGACTTAGGTACTCATAGTCAACTGGTACACCAGTAGTCCAATCTGTGGGTCCTGTTTGCACCAACAACATTTGTTCTTTTCTACGGTCCCATACTAACCAGTACAGGTTACCCATTACTACTTGAAACTGGTATTCGGCAGCATGCACCATGTCGGTGATATCTAACCGACGTTTAATACCTTCTGCTTGCTTTTGTAGTACTGCAACTAGTTCCATAATACGATCATACTCCTGCTGGGCATACATCCTAGCATGATTGATCATTATGTCTTTTTGTTTAGTGACAGGTACAAGATCAAACTTTGGACCACTAGACTCTGTAGGATACGTGCTAACATTTCTATTAAAGAAGGGTATTAAGACATTGCCCACAGTGATATCAAAGCTGGTACGCCCGTCACTGACATTAGACCTTTTATCAGTCACTGTTTTAATTTCTGTATAATGTATTCTACTTCGTTGTAGTAACGATGTTCTTCAACTGGAGTTCCAGGCCCAGTCCATACTGCTGTACCTTTGTAAGCATGGGTTAGCCAAAGACGCCGACCAGTTATATGGCAACGCTTAGGCCATAGCAAATAAACTAATTTAAACTCTGCACGAGTATTAAAAGGATCGTATTGTTCGTCCATCCACATTCCTGTTATATTCATTCCGTATAAGCCTTGCGGAAACATTCCGTACCTTACTTTCACTTGCCCCAACCATTGCCCCACAAGTCTACGTGCAAGCGTGGGCTATAATTAAATCCACGTTCGCAACAGATATTGGCAATGTTTAGTTTGTTTGATTCATATGGATCAACAACACCGCCCTGTGGCATCAAGTAAACAACACCAGTAAATCCACCTGCACGGAAAGCATCTACAGCCCGAACTGCCTCGTCAACGTGATCCGTTGTTTCCACAACAAACTTAAGATATGTGTGTCCATATGTTTGATAGATATTAACAACCTTGGGCTTGATAGCATCTTCCCAAGTTTCCCCACTAGCACTTAACTTGGCACTTACGCTAAAGGTAACTTCACGTCCGGGTAATTCATCAACCCAATCGATTAAGTAATCACGAAAGTCTTCATGTAGCTCTTGGGTACCATTGGTTTCAAATGTAATGTTCTTTAAGTCTGCCATACGTGGATGACTCAGCAACTCAGCATAAGCACGTTGCCAACCCAACAATGGTTCACCGCCAGTAATAACCAGGTGTACATCATTGCCGTTATTCTGCGCCCACATGTTATTAGGAGTTAATGCTAACATTTGTTCTACAAGTTCTTCTGTAGTTAATGTTGGACTTAGGTGTTTAAATGCAGGATGCCAACTTGCGTAACTATCGCAACCTGTTTCAACTAAGGGTAAACTTAAGAAAGTATCATATTTGCTAACTTCTTTAGCAACTTCATCTGCACCTGTGGATTTTTCACCGGGCTTGCAACCAAATGAACTACACGTAAAATTGCAACCATACGTCCGCAGAAAAACTGATGGCACGCCAACAAATCTTCCTTCTCCCTGAAGTGAATAAAACAATTCACTTACTTTAATCTTTGCCATTATTGTCCTTTAACATATCAAATCCTAACTCTCTTGGTGTTTTGCCACGCCATTCTTTTGGTGTTCTTCTACCCTACGCATTTAATTTTTATTGAGTTGGGTCTTCGGGATTAATTAAATTATTATTTGCAGATTTCTGCATTACACCGGACAAATAGCTATGATATGCTTTAGTTCTATCACCTTTAGCAAATACACGCCTACCACACTCGTTGCATTCGTGATAAAACATTTCGTGTAATATAACCTCTCCACCTGCCCATTTAGGTTGCTTTTCTAATACTTCCGACCCCTCAATGGTAAATTTGTCTACACATTGATTAAACGTACATATCACTTCAAACGTTACTGGATCTAAAAAGCTAACATCAACTTTTTTCTTTGACATTTTTTTAATCTTCATATATGTTTGACCATTCGGTTAGTTTTTGACTTTTTTTCACTTGTGCTACATGTAATTCTTTATCTGTATATACTTGGTGTGCTTTAAGTAATTCTATTAGTAAAGTAACATCGCCCAACTCTTGTACTAAGTGCTCACGTTGAGTGCCGCCATCTTTGTAACTATTGTCTATGCCAAAGCGGCGAATCTTGCTGATAGCAACAATTACTTCCGCACACTCCTCTTGGAGTATGTCTAGGATTTTGTTTACCTTAGGCGAACAGGTCTTCATTCCACTCACGATGTCCTTCACGAAACGCCATGTTACTTTGGGTTTCTCTAACTTCGACTTTGTAGCACCATAGACGATCTGCTTCAGCTTCACCCCACATGTCAGGGATATAAACACCATTGACATATTTGTACAACATATCTGCTAGTCCTTCACACCCTAGCCTAGGAAGGATAGTAAGTTTAGCTAGATTTTTTTCTTGTAAAAGTTTGTATGTTTCTAATTCAGGATCATCTTCTGCCACTAATAAAGTGTGATCAAATTGACTTTCTAAAATACCTTTAAGCTCTTTAAGTCCGCCATAATCGGCAGCCCAGTGGCGGGTATCTAATGTATCTGTACCAAAGTAAAATTTCATACTAAAACTATAACCGTGAATTAAGTTACAGTGACTATCGGATTTCCATTGGCGATATGCACACGGAAATGCGTCATGATATTCTTTTGTACTGGTGTACTTGTATTGTATTGCTTGATTCATAATAATTCTCCTATGTTAATTATAGCATAGGCGGCAGAATTTATCAATCGGGATGACGCCATAAGACCGATGTTTTTGGGGATATAACTATTTATCTTGTTCAATTTGGGTGCATTTAAGTTTATCATCGCATAGTTCAAATGTACCATTTTGGGTATTCATGCGTACAATATGCCCTTCGTGAACTGTAAAGGTATATTTGGCATTGTCAACCGCAGGCATTGTCACTTGGTATCCAAGTAAAGCACACATCAGGGCTGTTAGGGCTATCATTTATATTTCCTGGCAAATTCTAAATGCATTTTCATAGCGGCTCCAGACGAAAACTGGGTATCTTTTCTAAACGTGATTCCGTTTAACATAAATGGTTTTAATACCCTATCACCATTCCACCAACTACGTTGAATCCGAATATAACCTAGGGTTTCTAATTGCTCACGTAATGCCTTAAACTCTGGCCCATCATCGCTACCGGTCATACTACACTTGCCCTTACCTTTAAGGACTTCAACAAGATCTTCGTCGGTAACAACGTCCTGGTTTAGATAACTATTCCATTCTTCATAAGTAGCAAGGTGCCATTCGAGAGATTCATCGAGTTCAAACTTCTTTATTGCCACCACTCCTCCCAAGGAAATACGCACCAAATAGGATCTTCTAATTTGTTTATGGACATACCCGCATAGTCTACATCCTTAAAGTCACTTGCTTCGTTGTTGATTAGTACAGCAAAGCGTACATTGTTACCAAAAACATTTTCCCAGCGTGGATGATTGGGTAAGCAACCGCTACGCCAATCTTCTTTGATCCAATTGAGTGTAGCACCAGTGTCGTTAATATCATCTACAATAAGAATATTTTTAGCATATATAGTATAATCAAACGAATTGTCGCCGCCAAGTACACTATTATTAACTGCAATTGGTCCTATTTCACTTGTATATTCTGTTGGAAAATATCCGAATGCTTCTTCGGCCATCCATAGATTAGACTCTGGGTTAGCATTATCGTCGCGGAAACTAACTTTAAGGGTTTCCATTGGTACATCTAAATATTGACTTAACATATTAGCAGGAATTAGGCCGCCGCGGGTAAGTCCCACAACATAGTCGGGGCGCCATCCATCTCGGGCCATTGCACGAATGATTTCGTGTACCCAGCCCTTAATTGTTGCTTCTTTGTAAAATACTTTTCTAGACATAATGTTCTGCTTCTTTTAGGTTGTGTGTTTGTATATAATCTATAAATTTTAACAGGAACATACTTGCGGCGCTTGCATCTGCTCCATCAAACCTTACTAAGGTTAAACCTGTGCCATCTTGCATTTTGTAGCTGGCTTTGGCTTTACCGTATTGTACTTGATTTGTAAAATGTTCGCGACCACGGCCATCCCACCAGCGTACTCTAGTAGCACTTCCGCCAATCATGTTAAACCACTCGCCCATTTCGTCAGTGAGTTCGTTGACCATAAAACGGATTTCGTATGCTACCTTGCATCCTGGGGGAAGTTGTTGCATTACTCTGCGTCAGTTAAGGTTAAAACCATTTTAAGTTGAGCTTGTGCTAGTTCGTACTTGGCAAGTGCATCTGCTACTGTAACATTCTTGGCGGCAAGTTCTTTGATACGAGTTTCTTCGGCCATTTTCTTATGGCACCAATCTAGAGCACTAATAGCCGCACCGCTTAAACTAACTTCAGCAGTACTACCAAACGCAAGCCAGTTGCTTCCGTTATAGACTTCACAATGATTGCCATTCATGCGAATCATACCAGTTGCTGGGTTACCACTCGGATCAGGATAAACGTATGGAGTATTGTTGTGTCCGCTGACATGTAGATATCCTGAGGTGTTAGAATAGATATTATTAATCATTTTTCAACCTTGGTTAAACGTAGGCTAACATCTCTGCCTTCGGTAATAATACGATTTTCAAGTTGCAATATTTTGTGATTTAGTCTAACGATGCGAACATGAGCATATACCAATGCAGCAACTACTAAGCTAAATGTTAAACCCCACCCAGCAACAATACCGATGACCCAAGACCATAATCCATTGACTTCTCCAACGACAGTTTGCAACGATTCGACTATCATGCTTTTAACTTGCTCATAGTAATAATTTTGCCTAACTCACGATCAAAGTCTGCACCATCGGGGATAATATACAGCTCGCCATTGCTATATTCTTGCAGATTCATCTGAACAATAGTACCACCATTGGCTGGGGTAATTTTAATAGTCATTGTTTGACTGGACTGTGGCGTTTGTGCAACCCCATATCCAGCTGGATTAATATTAATAGTTCCTTGACTGCCGCCTAAGGTGTATGACATGGGTTTTTTATCTTTCTCTATTGTAATTCTACCTGCTGCTAACCAGTTTAATATGCTGATGCGGAAGTTCTTGAACCAGAAGCTCATGAACGCAATAATTCCATGCTAACAATATGTCCGATGCGTGTTGCAATATCTTCGCCGTCGGGGATAACATGTGTGATGCTATTATTACGATCTGTTCGACGATCGTAGCTACGAATCTGCACTACAGTTCCGCCTTGTGCCGGCATAACATTAAAGGATAGTCCTTCTACATCAACTGATCTTGCACCTACAGCTACATCCTGTGCTACAGACCAGTCATCTCTAACCCACTTAACAACAATTCTCTTTAGCCATTTCATCGTGCATAACCTTGTTGTAATTTGATATTATCAAAAAACTCTTTTTTAGTATTCATGTCAATTTGGAATGCACCTGTTAATACGGTAGTTTGAGTCAATGAGCTACCTGCCATAATACCACGATTTTCGCAACATCCGTGTGTGGCCTGAATATAAACTGCAATATTTTTACTACCAGTTGCTAAGCCGATCTCACGTGCTATGTCGTTGCACAGTTCTTCTTGTAGTGTGCCGCGACGAGCACACCACTGAGCAATCCTAGTATACTTACTAAGACCAATAAGCCTATTGGCGGCAATAATCCCAATGTAAGCCACTCCCACAACTGGCTGATGATGATGACTACACATAGAGCGCAATTCACTCCGTACAACCAACATGCCTTTATATCCATCATCTACCTCGTTGGGAAAACTTGTTGCATCTGGTGCAGATTCATATCTACCTGCCATAATTTCATTGTAGTACATCTTGGCCAAGCGTTTAGCTGTACCTTGACTATTGGGATCGTTTTCACGATCAATTAGTAGCGTATCTAATACCTGCTCAAAAGCCACAGTGGCTTCCTTGATTAGTTCTGCTTTTACTTCTTCTGTTACGTATTCACTGATGTTATCACCAGCCCAAAAGCGTTTCTTATCCGCTTTCATTTTTTCACGTAATACTTGTGCTAAGTTTTTTTCTGACATTGTTTTCCTATTTTCTGTCGTGGATGACTTTATTCAGTTATTGTATAGTATTTAGACCTAGGAGTCAATACATTTAGAATAAATACATGTTCAATGAAACGTGCCGTTCTGTGTGTATCTAATCCACAAGATTATATTCCTAAATTAAACAACTATAGCATTATGGTAATTAATCCTAATGCCACTCCTGCACGAAATCAATACCTATTAGCCAATTCGGACTGGAGTTTACTAATAACAGACACTGAAGAAAAACATAGAGATGGTGCCGACTATCCAAACGAGCGTGTACTTTGGTACACCAGTGGAACCACTGGCGACAGTAAGTTCTGTAGTTTTAGTCAAGACCAACTGGACAGCATGGCCAAGACTATTTGTAATGCTTATGATATTACAGCCAATGATAGGTATGTGAGTGTTATGAGTTTATGGCATGCACATGGTCAGGGATTTTATTGGGCAACACAATTGGCTGGATGTGAAACTCACTATTTGCCGGTTAAGGAAATTAGACATCTACCCAAATATAGTCCAACTTTTATTACAGCTATCCCAGACTTACTCAGAGTTATTGGTGAACTTGAATTTAATACCAATTTAAGATTTATTCGTGGTGCTAGTGCCCCTTTGCCGGATCTACTATACAAGGGTCTGCAGAATAAATTCAATATTCCTATAATAGAAGCATTTGGAATGACCGAAGCATTTAGTCATTGCTTTAGTAATCCGTTACATGGCAAACAACGTATAGGTACTGTGGGATTACCAGATGGTATTGATGCACGTATCATTAATGGCCATTTAGAAATTTGTGGAGCTAATATTGCAACCCCCGGATGGTTTGATACCGGAGACCTATCCGAACAAGATGACCAAGGTTACTACAAAATATTAGGACGTCACCGCGATCAAATCAATATCAAAGGTGTTAAATTAAATCCATTGAGTCTAGAAAAACAATTACTTGAATCTGTTGATGGCATGCAGGAATGTGCGGTATTTGGAACTGACAATGTTAACTGTGTATATGTAGGCAATTGTGATAAAGACACTATTATTAGTTTCTTATTATCATTGGGTAGTCATTGCAGACCAAGTATTTTAGAATCTGTAGAACTAATACCGTTAAACCCGGCGGGTAAGGTTTCCCGTAGTTTGCTCAATTCGTTGTATTACTAAATCGGCATAATTCTTGTAGGCGTCAATAGTGGGATGATTGGAATCATTATCCCACCATTGGTTATTAATGGCTATAGTATGCAAGTGTTCTTCGTGAACTTGAGTCCAGTCGATCATCTCAAATAATTTTGGAAATCGTTGCCGACCTGCAAATGGATGATAGTTCATGAAAAGGTACGGAATATTTAAAGTTTTTAACGTATTCTGTAAAGAAATAATTTTAATCAAGCTAGAAAAGACTTGTTGTCGATTGTTGGTAAATCTATAATAACCATCAAACAATTCCTTTACATTTGATTCAGCATTACCGGCATTAGTACCACGTGATGATACGCCAAATACCCAGTCTTTTTGTATATACTCAAATTCTGTAGTAGTGCGATCTCGTAGCATCTCTGGGCAAAAAGATGTATAGTATGTATTATTAAAATCACTAGGATCGTGTATTTTAAAATCCATTCTCATAAAATCCGCCCACATAATTAATACTAAATCATATTGCCTCTCGCTTAGTTCTGCAATAGTGGATTCTGAAATATACGTATTTCCGGCACCGGCAAGAGATAGATTAATTAACTCGCAGTCTAGTTGGGATTGTATATGTACCGGCCAACTAATCCCACTGCTACTAACACTACTTCCATTGACTAAAATTCTCATTGAAAATTTATCTTTCGCAAATCAGGATACTGATAATGTTGAGTCTCCTGATTTGCATAAGGTAATTGAACTACTCCATCTCGGCAAAGTTCTAAAGTAGGGCAGTAGTGATATCCTTGTTTAAATGTTAATTGATTCTCCCAAGGGCTAATACGTAGATCTCTACCATCGCTACGCCAACAGCTTAAAGTTTCGTACACATTTAGACTATCTGTTAAGATAGCGCCACCCTTGCCTAGTTCAAGTGGCTTGCCGTGACCAAAACTTAAACATTGTAATTGATTACGTCGATACATGCCCTGACGTAATAAGCGGGCACTATCCCAGATACGTGTATCCTCAAATTGATATTCACCAATCCAAGTTTGTTCTGACTCATTGAGATAATAGTACCCGATATCGAGTTGATTTAACAACTGTGGAATACTCAGATATGTATACGGAGTAAGACCGAGAATTTCTACTTCATCGTACCGTAGACAAAGTTCTAGTGCATGTGTACACCCATCTGTTACTACCGCGTAAGGCGCACCTGTGAACTTGGCCAATGCAGATTCAAAGTCAAATAGTGTTTGAAAGCTCATTGACTACTATACCACTTGTAAGCCGTATCGATAATGGTGGCAATGTCGCTGTATTTAGGTTCCCATTTTAGCTTTAGTCTTGCTTCTGTAGCATCAGCAACCAGCTCTGCAGGGTCGCCCCACCGTACTGGGCCATAATTTACAAATGACAATCCGTAGTGTTCCATTACATAATCGACAATTTGTTTATTGCTAACACCTGTGTTAGTACCAAGATTGAATATACTAGCACCTACATTGGGTGTTCCGTCTAGCCATGCCGGCAAAATATAATCAACTGCCTTAAGATGTGCTTGTGCAATATCCCAAACGTGAACATAGTCGCGAATACAAGTACCATCCGGAGTTGAAAAGTCTCCACCGTTAATGGTGAATGCTCGACCTGCTATGCTGGCTTCCAGTACACGGGCAACAATGTGAGTAGCATCTGGCTCCTGCCCTAGATCTGTTGTAATGGGCATGGCACCTGCGGCATTAAAGTAACGAAAGCACACACTAGGTAGCGCATACGCACCCCAAAAATCCTTGAGTATTTCTTCTGTCATTGCTTTGGTATTGCCGTAAGGGCTAATAGGATTCTTCCTAGTGTGCTCTGTAATTGGTAACTTGTCCGGCTGTCCATACACACTAGCACTTGAACTAAACATGATCAAGGGCTTTTTCTTAAAATCCTTAACCCAGTTTAACATACGAATAGTTTTACTAATGTTATTATTGTAATACTCGCCGGGATTGGTCATACTAGGACCGACTAAACTAGTGCCAGCACAATGTACAATAACATCGGGATTAAGATCTAATATAGTAGCAAGTGCATCATCGTCAGCAAAGTCGCTGATGTAAAATCCATCTATATCTTTAAGTGTATGCTCACGCTTGACTCGATCGATAATGAATACCTCATCACCGTTCTGTTTAAATGCTCGTGCAACGTGACTACCGATATAGCCACATCCGCCAGTTACAACAATTCGTTTGCTCATTCTTTCGCTTTTTTAGTACGAACTGTTTTAGCTTTTGTTGCTGGTTTTTTTTCTGTTGTAGTTGCAAACATAGCCAACGCTTCCATAACGTCTGCACGTAGTTTATCGTCGTCTACTACAAAGTCTACCTTACCGTTAGGATATTGAGTACGTACACTATGGCTACCGACAGTAACAATAGGTTCTACTTCTTTACTTTTTGCTGGTTTTTTGGTTGCCATTTTTTGTCCTTAGTTCTTTGTTTTCTTCTACTAACTCACGAGTCAGTTTTTTATAGTATACTATATCTGTTCGCATTGCGTCAAGATCTGCCTTGGTATGTTCGTAGTCTTTGGGCTGTCGATCATCTTTAGCACTGACCCGACCGCAAACAAATCCAAAGAACAATGCAAGCATAAACATTACAATACTCATTCGGGTTTCCCTCCAGTACACGATCCACCGTCAAACCAAAGTTCTTGGGCTTGCTTTTGATAGCGTTCTAATTCTATCTTGCGCTTCCACTCTTCGTACTGCTGTTCATTACGACCATGACTACCATCACAGTAGGGCGGGTGCATGGTCTTGCCACATCCGCATCCGGGTTGATTGCTCATTCTGGAATCCTTATCTTTAATCCACGCCACTCTAAGACAGGTCCACCAGTAATATCCCACCCAGTTTCTTGATTCCATTCAAGTCTATGTGGCCAAGGCCAGCTTGCAGTTTTTACTTCGTATGAACCTGGATTAACTGGATCAACGTCTCCGGGAAACCAGTCTGTTAATAGTGATTCTAAATCTTCAGTTGTAAATGTTGTCATTATTCTGCATCCGGGTCGTGATCAATGCCGCGCCACTCTTTAACTTTACAAGCCTCGGCAGTGGCATAGTTAGCTTCTTCGGTCCACGAGTACAACCAGCGTGATCCAGTCCATAGTGAACGAGAGAAATAAACTTCATCTGGGCTATTTCTAGTTTGATAAACACCAACACGTGCAGGTTTAACTTTTTTAGGGAACCATTCAGTCATAGAGTATTCAGCACTATCAGCATCGTTATAGCTTTCGTACGTGTTATCATCTTTAATTAGGTAAAAAGTAAAGTCTGAACTTTTACCGTCTGTGTTACCGCCCCAGTTATCGATATCTTCACCATCATAATTAACACCGTAGATAATTTCTTCACCGTCAATTTCTTCTGTTGAAAACCGCAACTTAGCAATATCAAATGGAGCAGTCAGATTGATTTCACCTTCAAAAAATGTTCCCTTCTCATTGCTCTGTCCAACAAACACTACACTACCAGGTCCTTTTTGACTAATCCATACTTCGTTATCGCAATCAAACTCTGGACTACCATCGTCTGGGTCGCCTGACATGTCCTCAATACTGAGCTCAAGAAAGCTATCTCCGTTCTCATCTTCGATCTGTAGTGTGCCAGCGTTGCGACTTACACCATGAGCATGTCCCATGTTGTCGCACTCATACCACGAACCTGGATTAAAAGGTTGCATATCCTCTGGAATATTATTTTCTTCTGCGTAGTCACTGTCCCATGCAAACGCACTCACATCAAGTCTACGCTTTTTAAAGTAATCAAACTGAGCACGATCGATGGTGCCCATAACCTTTTCGCCACCATAACCCCACATCTGAATCTTATAAGTGCGTGGGGTAAATTTAAGAACTTGGATTAGTTCTTCTGCTGTAATATCTTTAATGTCTGCTTGGTTTCCCATAACTCGCCTCTTAGTTGATTTTCTATTACTCGGTAGTTTTGGACTTCGGATAATAGTGATTGATTTAATGAAAGTTGATACTCGTACTCTTTGCGTTCTTTAGCTGTCATTTCAAGTTGCTTAATTACTTCTTTGGGTGCAGAAGTGCGCCCTGCTGTAAAGCAAACAATACCAACAATAATGTAAAGTACTATATCCATATTATCTATTTAGAGTTGACCAAGTTAACCATTCCTTAAAGCAATTATACACTTCAGAGATTTCTTTGTCATCCTGTTCGAGTCGAACTCCACGAACATAAAAGCCATCTTGGGCTATTTTAAGCATTTCGGTTCCGGCACAATGTAACACTACACTATTTTCGGGCGGTGCAGTCATTGATATTACAGGTTGTACTTCACGTTGTTTAGCAAATACCCATTGATCGCCGGTAGACATTAGTATTTGCTTTCGTGTGTATGCTTACGATAATCAGTTGACATGCGCTTCCATTCTTCGCCTTTGCCTTCTAGGATATCCACAATACGATCAATACAGCCATCCGTCCAATCGCTGATGCGACCTTGTTGTGCGTGTGGACGTTGTAACAATGTTCCTAATTTGGTCATTGCATCTTCTAGTGACCAAGGAACGTATAACCGGCTTGCGTCATTTGCAAAAGTTTCAGGGAAGCTACGATAAGCAGGATATAAAACATTCGATCCAAGCGTATCTGCTTCTGATACTGTATTTGAAACCCAGTCTTGTAAAGCGCAGTTAAACAATACCCTAGTATCGTTAAGCAAACTATAGTAATCATTCTTTTCTAAATCCTCGTATACAGTAAGCAGGCCTCGGGCTTGTAAATCTCTTGTACGAGCCATATAGCTATCGTTATTGCTTTTTAACTTACCGCCACTGTAGATACAGAACTCTACCTTAGGTAAATGGAAGTTATCATTCCATGCTTCGATCAAGTCCATGTAAAAGTCTGGTTGTTTCTCTTGATCCCACCGAGCCGCAAAACCCACACGCATAGCACGATCTTCAAATGGCTTTAAGTCACCTTTAACACGTGAGCGTACTTCTTCTTTGCCAAATGCTAGGCCTGAAATATTGTAGATAGGACTTTCCCACCCTGCAATCTTCATATGCATGACCATTTCTTCGTTACTAGCCAAGGTGATATCTGCAAAGCTATCAACCATCTTCTCATACAGGCCCATCCACTTGCTCATGCCCCAGACATGTACAAAGTCATCGGGGTCGATACTCTGGGCCAAGCAACGTACAGCAATTCTAGGACGATGTGCTGGATCGATTTGATCCATAATGTAAGGCAAACTTTCAATACCGGGTTGAAACATATCTTCAAAGTACACAACATCTTCGTTGGTTACTTCTCCTTGCTTCATCAGCTTGACCAAGTTCATTATCTGGCTCATACCAAAGTAAGTGCGTCCGTGTGCATCCAGAACTTGTCCTGTAACAATAGCTTGATCGTTACCGAGTGTTTCGCCTGTGACAATTTCGTAGTCAATACCCCGACGTTTGAATACAGCTTCATTCCAATCTTGTAACTGTAATGTATATCTTGCTTTATAAGGCTCTAGGCCCATGTACCATAATTTACGCATTTTGTATAGTTTCATTTCTCTGTATCTTGTATACTGTTCATTATAGCATTAACATCCATAGAACTCAAACTGATCTTGCCCGATACAGCTCCTGGATTATGTATGCTGATAGTAGCAGGATTTGTACCTGTTGTGGTATAAGGCATGTTTGGATCAATTCCCCAGTTTGGCCCATATACTGGTACATTGTACGGCGGGGTATATGGTGATCCTGCACCCGGATTCCACGGACTTGGCGATCCTGCACCTGGTTGACGTAATTGTCCTTCTAGATTAGTTAGACGGCGTGTAATGTTCTTTAAATCTTCTTGCATTTGGCGTAGTGGGCCGTGGCTAGTTTCTACAGCCATACGTCCATCGTCTTGTGGGCGTGTTAGCTCAATGATAGTTAGCAATCCACGTAGAGCACTTTGTACACGTTCGTCTCGACTAGTCAGTGCTTCATCCATCAACTCGAAGAGTTTTTCTAAATCAAAGTCTGCTTGTGTTTTTTCTCGCATACTCATTTTACGTATGGCCCTAATACTGGAGCTGTCCAGCCTACGGGCTTTAACACTTTACCATCTTCACGCTTACGTACTTTACCTGTGGCGTGATCAATTTTAGCAAAGTTGGTACGCATAACTTCTTTCCATGCACCTTCTGCATCAAACCCGCCTGAGTGAATAGCACCAATGGTAACAACTAAGATATCGATAAGTGCATCTAACTGCTCTACTGGATCGCAAGCATCAACTGCCTCTTGTAATTCTGCTACTTCTTCTTTAATCAAGTTTAGATACAGATCGTATTGATCTTCGTTGACTTCGTCGTTTACTCTGCCTACAGTTTGATCGCAGGCACGCATAAACTTCTCTTGATCACGGAATGGATTTGTCATATTATTTCTTTGCGGGTTTCTTAAATGTTTTTACATCTTTAACAGCAGATTTCAAAGTGTCTGCATAGTTTACGGCTTGTTGTTCTGACATAATGATGCTGGCTTCATACTTGATATAACCTGTAGTTAATAACTTCCAAATATGTTGCCAGCGTGTTATTGACCAAAAGTTTGTTTTTTGTTCTGTATAGGTAGTAACACTAACACCGGTTTCGTCTGCTTCTACCCAGACATTATGAGCACAATCACTCCCGCAACATTCACAGGTTACTGTGTAGGACTTAGAGTCGCCCCAATCTTTACGTAGTAAAATACCTTCTGCGGGAGCCTGTGCTTTCATCTTAGTGTTCTCTTGGTTTCCAGTTTGTATTACGTGGCTTGAACGTAGTTCGATCACGTTTAGGAGTACGCCACTGATCCCAAGGCTCGCGACCACGGACCATCTTTAAGTATTCACCATACGGTGTTCGTTCGTTGTACAAATTCTTCTCATCATACGGGTAGCCATAATCTCTGCAGAATTGTTCGTACACTTCCAAATCTTCAAAGATTGTTTTTACTTCAGGTTTAAGGCAAAGATACTTAGCTAGCCATTCTTGGGCCATAATATTTCCTTTTTAAGTTAAACTACAGGTTAATTATAATATTTTAACACACTTTCGTCGAGGTGTATTTTAATTATTTTTTTAAAATCTTCCTTCGAATTTGCCTTTGGGGCGCATATACCACATCCACAATTAATCTTTGGACATTGTATAACCGGTACAGTTTTTGTTTCTAACTGATTTTTAAATTTTTCTAATATTTGATCTGCCTCGTCAATAGAGCCAATTGAGCCAACAGCATTAGTTTCAGGATTAACCATGCAACTAGTGTTATGATAAATTAATCCCGAATGTTGTTTAACAAACAAAAAATACCAATTGACACTACAGTACCAGTTACGAAATTGCGTAATAGGCACGTGAGAAACGGGATTACGTCTATTTGAATTAATGCACAATGCTTTTTCGCTACAGCATGGATACCCTGCACTAGAAACAATAAACTTATCATTGACTGTAGTCATGTCCTGCAGTTTAATTGTGTTTATAGATTTTTTATTGTTTTCATTCCAATAATTAGCTATAAATTCAGATTGTTCTTTAGTATAAGAATGAAACTTTGCTCCGTCTTTATCTTTCCAGTCCGTTTCGATACCATGCTTTATTGTAACCCCAATTGGTTTTATTAAAGTTTTAATGCCGTCTTGATTAAACCTTTCAGCTAAATCTTGACATTCTTTAAATTTAAGTGGGTCGGAATGAGCTAATAATCTAACCTCAAATGATTTGTTATGTTTTTTTAACAAATAGATAGTTTCAAGTGTCATTGCCTTTTGCTTAGGCAATGATTCTGTGTGATAACTAACAGTCCAATATTGTATTATAGGCAAACATTTTTCTAATACAGTTTTGCCTACAACACCATTAGTTATAACGTATGTAGTCAACTTCCATTTATCCTTATACGTAGTTTCGTATAACTCGGACATATACTCAAGTATTTCTTGAATGTCTGGGTGTATTAGTGTTTCACCACCTAACAAATTTAGTGTAACAAATTTTTCGTAAGGTTTCCTGACGGACATAACAAGATCTGCATATTTAAATGCAAAATCAATGCCTTTTTTGCAACTGTTTATATCGGGGTGCTTAGTAGTGTTATCGTGAGCACCACAATACGAGCAATCAAGATTACAAAGATAGGTTAATTCCCAATCAATAACAAATGCCGGGCGATGATTTGGGTCAAACGCCAAATCAATACTTGATATAGTCATTAAATTACAATTGATTGACTTGGACGGGTGAGGTTATAAGTAATTGTGCATCCGTTTTCACCGTCCTCGGATACAGCAATTTTTACAGCACGATTAGGATACCGTGCAGCAATTTGGAGATATAAGTCGTCTGCAATCATTTCGCAGGACTTAAAGTCTAATTCTAAAATGTCTTTGCTATAAAGACCTTCCAACCAACGTTTGAATTGAATAAATTCAATATCGCGATCATTGTGGAATACGTCAATCCATACTTGGAAATGAAAGATATGACGATGTGCATTGCCCAGGAAACTAACATCGTATTCTCCAGGAGTACTCAATGCAGGATCAGTTGCTGCCGCTGGATAACGATGGATTCCTTCTTTGCGAAATGTCACCCAAATTTCTCGTTGTGCCGCTGATTGAATACGTTCCACTACTGCTCTTTGTTCTTGATTCATTTGATTACTTCATCTTTAGTATATTTAGACCAATCCGTAAACTTGCTACGGTCCCGTAAATCATGTAAACTATGACACCAAACTCCGGGGTTAGTTGCCGCAAAGTCTTTGTCGTCGAGCTTAATTGTAGCATTATATCCCAGCATTTGTAAATACGGCAATTTCACCGAAATCATAGGAATAAAGTTGTTGTACTCGCATAGTGGACCTTCTATTAATCCTTCTACTGACTTAACATCAATATCTAAGGTGCATAGTAAACCTAATCGTAATGCTACTAGGATCATGTTTTCCCACGATTTCCACGTTGCGGCATCGTTTACAGCCGGATCAGGGAAACTTTGATTGGCACCAAAGTAAACGTGTCTACACTCATTTTTATGAGCCATAAGTAAGACAGTTTCGGAATCCTGTACACCTACAACAAATAGAGTCCGTTGCCCAAATGCCGGTGTATGCTCTACTTCTGTACCTACAAAAAAGTCTACCTGTTCGTGTCCTGCTCTAATCATGATTTATCTTTTTTACTTTGTTCAAATGCCACAGTTTCTTTAAGTTTAGCAATATCGTCTTTGATATGCAACCGTTGCTTCTTCAATTTGTTAAGTAACTCGTCCTGGAATGCTCCAGATTTTTCTAAACCATCAACCTTCTTATCCAGTTTAGCATGTTGTTCTTCTAAGTGTTTAATACGTGCGGTGATTGTCATTCGTTTTCCAGTTCGTCTAGTTTGGTTTCATCAAATCCGGAATCATCAATATGATGTTCTTCTACTTCATCTACTTCGTAATCAAACAATGCGTTAAACATAGTTTGGCTATTCAATGCTTTCTTACCTTTAAAGCCACGTGTGCCTACAATCTCCATCCAGTAACTACTGTACTGTTCGATAATAGCTTCACTTGTTTCGCGATCTGGTGCTGCAAAGATTGCTTCTACGATCTGCTCAAAGTATTCACCGCCTGGCCCACTACAACGCATCATTGCTGGATGTTCGCCTGCATCAAATCTACGATTAGCTTCTTGTACCGCAGTTAAATGTAAATAAACATTGTGACCCATTAATAATGCATAGCTAAATGAATCCCACGATGTTTTGCCCCATTTGCCATTTTTGTTTACACTTGGTAGCACATCGTACATTTCAGGATCGCGGAAGTTATCCTCTGTGAGGGTAACACCTGCTTTAACAACACCACCATTGTAGATACAGATATCTTTCATGGTAAGCATATTGCTAATAGGACTTTCCATCCAATTATCGTAAATACCGTCGGCTACTACTCCATCCGACCACTTGCGTGTATCTGTACTGTATTTCTTATCATCTGCACTAGGTGCCATGCGATAAGACCACTTCTTATTATTCTCAAATACATTTTCAAAGTAAACCTGTCCGTTGGCAGTAGCAAGGAACGGACTAGCACAATCAAAGCTAATAGTGAAACTAGGATTGATATACTTACGCACGTTACGTTGAATAACAGTCAGCAAGACTGCCCACTCTAGTTTACTTGTACCCAAAAAGTGCATCCAATCGTGTACACCTTCTTTAAGTAGGCCATCGTACTTCAATGCAATTAATCGTCTAAGGATCAAGTGTACGTCGCACATGTTCTGACCACCCATTGACCACCCATTGAAGTGTGTGTCTGGATACTTAACAGGATCGCAATAATCCTTCATTAGTTCATACCATTCGTCTGCATCCTTGTGATTGGCGCCCTGTAGTACGTTAAGTACCTTCATTCCGCCATTGGCAACACCCTTGCGATGTTCCATGAAGTAGTCGTTATTGAACTTAGTTGCATCTACAGCTTCTTTGAGCGTTCGAATGCCGCACTTGTCACTAGCGTTCTTATCATGAATGACCCAGGTTGGAATATCAAGAGTCATACCATAATCAGCAATACCGTCAAGCCAAGCTAAAACTTGTTCACGTTTCTTCTGGGCTTTAGGGCATCCTGATCCGGCCTTCCAATCTCCTTCCCATAATCCTTTAGCAATCTGGAATCCACCCGAGTCACCTAGCATTAGTGTGTTGGGATCACGATTGCGAACCATGTCCTCTGACCAGTCTTGCTTGTTAAGGTCGAGGTTTGCGTGGCCGCCGGAGTAGAGCGACCACTTATATGGGAACAGGGCTTTCTGGTCATTTAGCCAGTTCATCTGTTCCATATCTGTTAAGCCCTGCGGGAAACGTGCAGGGTCTACGTATTCTTCATTGCGTTGCTTACCTACAAAGGTAGCATAGAAACCACTAATAGCCGGGAGAAATATGGCATAGTCGTTTTGTTTTAGGGTTAGGTTATCTTGTTCCATAGAACTGTGTTTGCTCGATTAATTTAAGGTCTTGTCTGAAATAGTCTTCAACTTGATTAAGGTATTTAGAGTTTTTCAATGCCTGGGTAAAAATTTCTTTAAACTGTTTTCTTATTGCATCATTATCACTTACATGTTGTTTTGCATAATTACGGTAATTATTTGGCATTCCATTTTCTGCTAAGAAGTTGCTAAAGTTTTCTCTATAGTGCTCATCAAACTTAAAGAATACGCAACGACTTAAATCTAATCCTTCAATGAAGTATACTTGTTTCTCGGTGTGGTCGTCAAATGCAATCTTGTCGAATATTAAATCCAGTAGCTCCGTAGTAAATGAGCTAGTGGTCCAGTCCCTGTGGTACAGATACAAGTACTCGGCCATACCACTGGCCCAGCGTTCAACTGGGTCACGTAACACAACCATAGCAGTCTTGTGGTATAGGTTATCTGTGTGGTAATTGTAAAACTCCCACTCAAAGTCTGCTAAGTTTGGCTTGGTCCACGATGTTGCATTTTTAGGAATGTTTATATACATCAAGTCAGACTCTGAGTGTGTCATGCACTCCCCAAACACGTGACCTTTTGCTCTATAGTAATCTAAAAAACTCATAGTAGTTGTTTTAAAAATGATCCGATAGTGATATGCGACATGGTACTGACTGCTCTTAACGAATCAATAACCTTGTTGTATTCGGGACCAGGCTTGGCCATAATATCTTGTTCAACAAAGTTATCAAACGTACCCCAGTTTTCAATTTTGGTAATTTCACCATTAAAGCCAAACTTACTGCACATCTCAGCAAAGTTAATAATATCATTATAGTTACTAACACTCAAGCAGAACATAAGTCTTACAGTGGCACCAACAGGCTTATTGTCTGATAGCCATTGTAAGTTATCTTGCAATACGCTAAATTTACCTGGGCGTCTAACCACTTCGTATACTGCTTGACTACCAGCATCTACGCTGATTTGAAACTCTTGTATGTTTGATAATATTGGACTATCTGGTAATAACTTACGCATCAATAATCCGTTGGTAAACAGTTTAATAGTTTGATTGCTCTTAGGAGTCCAATTTAATATCAATGGTCGCATAATCAAACTAGCAAGCGGATCTCCATTGCCACTCATGGTCAAGTGCAGTGGTTTATCAAACTTGTTAATTAGTTCAACCAAGTGACTAACCATCTTGGATTTACGATCAAACTGTTCGCCCTTGGTGTGATTGATTAATTCTCTACGACAGCTGGGACAGGCTAGATTGCAACTTTCATCTATATTGATAGATAGATAGTAATGTGTAGACGTAAGATTTTGATTTAGAATCCCGCAATGCTGAACAGCACAATACTTGTAGGTACGATCAATGATTGTTTTTTGTAATTCATGTGCAATGGGATTATCCCAGACTTCACTTAAATCAGCAAAGTCCAGAATGTTCCCTACAGTAATTGGTAAGTGTGCTTCGCATTTGCATAAGAAACAATTACCTTCTAAATCTACTGTTAATACAGTAAATGGACTATCGCAAAGATTTCTTATGGGTTCTTTCCAATCCTGTCCCCTAGGATACAATGATAGTATGTGAGTTACAGAATCAGAAAGTTGCATTACTTGGTTTGTGCTGGCAACATATAGTGGTAAACAGCAAGTCCGCTATCTACAGTGATCTCAGCAACACCTTCGTCACTGATCTTAAATGTCTTGTCGCCTGGCAAGTTAAAAATACTAATAACTACATTGATTGGCCAGTGTAGTTGCTTGCTCAAAGCGCCACCGCAATCGGATGCAAAAGTAAAATGTCCAGCATGTGAACTATGGTCGCCAAAGTAAAAGTTCAAGTTACCATTTTCAACCTTAGTGCTAAATGATGTTGCGTCTGAGTGTGCTTGTGCTTGAAACTTTAGTTTCTGAATACTAGCGTTGGTAGGAGTAATATCTACACCCCATTTAACCTGCTTCATCTTAACGTTCTTTAATTGATCGTTAATAACAGAAGTACTCATGAAGCGATAGTTGTTTTTAAAGTCGCCTGTTTCGTTTTCAAAGTTGATACCGCTTGGCACATCTTCACCATCTGTATCTTTTTGCTTGCTTACAGTAATCTTGGCATTGTCTTTGTAGACTGGAAGATTTATAATAGTGTTCAAGCGATCCAAGTTTGGCATACCAAATACGCCAACGAATTCAGCAATCGGGGCTTTGAATTCTGCATTTAATACTACTGTTTTAGTTGCTTGGTCAAACGCATTTATAGCGGTGCCAGTTGATGTTCCGGTAATTTTAATCATATCAATAACGCCAAGGTTATGAGTATGTTGTACGATGTCTAGTAAGTGATCACGCATAGTTTTTATTCTCCATAAGATAAATGTATTGTAAAGTAATATTTAGATAAAGTCAAAGGTTGATGTGTTTTATTTCGCCCAATACCTGATGAGCTTTATTTGTTTCAAGTGTGCCAGGCTTCTTAATTTCAAGCCAGCTGATATTTGGTTCAAAGTCAAATTCTGTAACAGAATAACCAAATCTTTCGCATAGTGGTACCAACATACTTTTTGGCATGTAAGTTTGTGCAAAGTTTTCTGCCATGCCTGCACCAGCCGGAGTATCACCGTTGTTGTAACTGAACATAAAGATGCCGCCGGGACGTAGCAATTCATATGCTTGTTCGATATACTGTTTCATAGTATCCATACTAACATAATTGAAATAGCCCCAACTAAAAATAAAATTAAACTGTCCTACAGGTAGCGCAGACAAGTCGTGATCAACAAGTGGATATTTTCTCAAACGGTTTTGATATGGTTCCGGGAATCTATCGTTGGTGCTTTCTATAAATTCTCGCTGGCGATCCATTATATATAACGGATCAGATGCAACTAAAAACTGAGTCCATTCACCATCGCGGCACCCAATTTCTAATGCAGGGTAACGCCAATTGGTATGCAGTAAAATACGTTGTTTAACTGTCTGTTCAACATCAGCATTGATATAAATTCTACGACTATTACGAACAAAATCCACAGTCCCGTACCGTTCTTCTAGTTCATAGTTTCCAGCAAACAGTTTCTGCGTTATTGCATCAATCTGAATGTTAATCTGTTTCAATTGAACTTCCAATTCGTTAACTGGTCGTTGAACCTGCTCAATAACAGTATCGTAGTAGGTCATTAAACTATCCACGTATTGTTTATACTCGTCGCTTAGTACAGGAACGGTAGTTTTAATAGTTGATATGCTATTTTGTAAATCAAATAAACTTTTAACTACAGAATCTGTATTCAAGACTCTGGTTAATTTTTGTTTAAGTGTTACTAGGTCATGTAGGTGCATTGTCATATTTTACTCGAA